GCACCGTCGATGATCTCGGCTTTTGTGCTGGTGGCTGTGATGTTCATCTGTGGTTGAGCTGTGGTTAGCCGGGTTAGCCGGCTTGTGCTGATCCTAGCCCCTGACACTGACCAGGGCTAGGCATTCATTGATCAGTCTTGCTTATCGAAAAGATGAGGCGCAACAGATCACATGAAACCTACAACCCCAAACCCCTTGCAGCGCAATGGATCTCAGCGATTGGCAAAACCCTGTCCAGCCGTTGCGTATCTGCATCAATGACAGGTACGCAAGCAGCATAAAACCAGTGGTAGACAGGGATCTAGCCTTGTCCAACAGTCCAAACTGGACAAAATCCTGGACAAAGAGGGGGGCCGAGGGGTGATTTCGGTCCGTGTATCGGCGCTAATAGGCTTCAGAAATTTCTGTCATTTTTTTATCAGGACATATTCCACGACATGCCCTGCATCATCAATCAGCTGAACCTCGTAAACCTCAGGTCCAACCTGCATAAACCCGACAACTAACCATCCAAACAAAGTACACATCGTTTTACATCTCAATCAAGCCCACACAGCAGCAAAAACCTGAGGAAACCGCAGTGCAATCAACTCTTTACACTGCTCAGCAATGACACGGTGTTCTTTTTGTGTCCCGGCTTCACACCGCAGGTCACAGTAATGAATCCAAGACCGCAAAGTCCCGTTCATATACATCCTTGTCGGAGTAGCAAGCGGCAAAACCTCTCTTGCACATTCTTTAGCCACACCAGCCTCAAGCAACTTGTCATACACCTGTTGTGAATGACGGTACAGGTCATTTACGTCACGTTCAAGGAACGGATCATTACCATCAACTTCAATACTGTTTTGACGGTTCTTCAAGTCTTGCAACCTGAACTCAGGTACAACCGGTTTACCCAGTTGACCGACTTCTGCATACCGTTGACTAAACTCTTGGAAACTAAATGATCTGTGTCGTAGTATTTGAGCTGCTACTGATCTTGTAGTTTCAATTTGTACACACATGTTCACCATTTCAAACGGTGACCAATGTTTATGTTTGATCAGGTATTTAATTAAACGAGCACTGGTCTCAGTGTTGTTTTGATTACTTGGATTACTTACACGTGCCATGTAAGCAACAAGGTTGTCACCGTCTTCAGTGGAGTGGATGAGAGTAACTGACATTTAATGAATTGATTGGTGGTGGCTTAATAGGCTGTGTTCCAGAACAAATGAAAAAAGAAATTGTTCCAGTCCCCCAGCATTAAAAAGACAATAATGATGTCTTGTGGTCTAATTCTGGTCTTTTAAGGGATGAAGATTAAGGCTTCATCTAGTAAAAGGGGCAACTTTGCGAGTCGCCCCCAGTACAGGAAGTCGGGTCCACCCTTCCCTTCTCCCTGTATACATTGGCGGTTAAGCTTGTGTCTTAGGTGAGACTAGATGGAAACCCAGGTGGGGACACCGTTCTTGGCGTTTCCTCTTGCCTTTTCACGTTGTTCTTTGTTCATACCAAAAACAAGGTGGTTAGCGGACCCCTGAGGGTCTTCTATGGAGGATCTGAGTAGGTCTGCCCACTCGTCCCTTCGACGTTGGTTGACGACCTCCTGAGCGCTGATAGACATGGCGTCTGTGAAGTATTTGACACCCTGTGCAAGTGCGTCTAATCTGTCGTCATGTTTAACGGCACCTTTTTCGCGACACATGCGACTCATTTGATAAAAGAGCATGTAGAGGAGTCTTTGTTCGGGAGGTGCGTCTTTGTTGGAGGCATAATCCCAATCAATAACACCGCGATCGACAACAAGGCGATGCTGGTTAAGAATGGGTTCAAGAGCATCAATAATTCTGTCTTCTTTTCTGACATTGGCACGTACTTCTTCGACGTCTATGGATTGTTTGGTTGTCTGCAGGTGTTTTTTGAACAGTTCACTGACGATACCGTCACCAAAGTTAGTTTCGATGACAAGTTTTGTTACGCCAAACTTCTTACACCCCCTCAGAATGTCCAGGAGCGTGTTGTCCGAGTATCCGTCTCTGTAAGCACGCATCTCGTGCAAGTACAAGAAACCGTTGCGCTGGGAGATATAAGCTGCTGCCGTTTCATCTGTGCCACGACCCGACGGGTCAATACTGCAGATTGTTTCGGTGTAAGGGTTCCATTCACCTTGGAGCTGCATTGGAGAATAGAAATAGTCTCCAGGGAGCCCAACAGTTGGCGCGTCTTTGATGACGTTTTTAGGATCTGAGCACCAGACGACGCTATCAGGAGCGGACTTAGGATTAACACTGGTGACGACAAGATCAGCCATCTTAAGGGGGAATTTTTCAGCATCACTAAGACTTGTATCGAGCATGAACTGCAACATGAAGTTGCTACGACCCATAGCGGCTTCACGTTCAATCAGATCATCGTTTGCAAAGCGGTCTGGGTCAGTTACGTCCCAAACCTCAGCACCCATGTCAATATCCTCTTGGAGTTGGGGTGCGATGAGTCCTTCGTAGTTGGACATAGACCGTGGGTAACGGGCTGGCCACACAAAGGGTCGGTAGTTGCGTTCAGCAAGCTTTCTGTAGACTGTAAAGACGGTCTGAGGTGTTCCAAGGTACATGATTCGGCTGTCATCCTTTGGTGTAAGGATGGATTCAGCTTCGGTGCATAATTGTAAAAGTTTCTCCCTCATTAACTCAGTCATTGAGTTGCCCGGAACCTCAATATCGTCTAGAATCATTAAGTCAGCACGTGATCCCGTAAGCTGACCAGTAATACCAACAGACTTAACACTAGGAGCTTGGTGAGGACTGCAATTAACATCAAATGAAATGCGGCTCCAACGAGCATCGTCAGATTTTGGTCGGAGGTGTGATAGCCAGGGCGTTTCAATGATGAGTTTTTGAAGGAAGATGGACATGTTGTCGGCACGTTCTTTTGACGCCGAGATAATCATGATCTTTTTTTCTGGATCTTTAAAAAGAGTCCAAAGCACGAAGGCTCCAGTAATCCAAGATTTACCCACTCCTCGGAAGGCCTGAATCTGTAGACGTTTAGGACCGTGTTGAAGGTAGTCTGCGATTGCATATTGTGCACGCGTTGGAGAAGGGAGATCAAGCTGACCCCACAGAGCCTGCAGGAACAGCTTGAAATCCGTTTGCAACGCCTCTAGGACGTTAGACATGTTTAGCGGTCGCGGGGACCACGTGCGGTGGTGTTACGGCGGCTGCGGTTTGCCCGACCGATTTTAAGGGACTTTTGCTTGGCTTCTTCACGAAGTTTTTCAAGTTCCTTTTTACGTTCTTGGGCAGCTTTGAAAGCAGCAGCTTTCTTTTCAACCTTTTTGATTTCTGCCAAGTCTTTTTGGTAACCTTGGGCCGCGGCCGACATAGCGGGCTTAGGCTTGGGCTTAGGCTTGGGTTGAACCGGTGCTACGCCAGCTTTTTGGGGCTTAGCAGCGGGGGTCGTGGTAGCTGCAGGCTTGCTAGGTGCAGGCTTGCTAGGTGCAGGCTTTTTAACTAGGGTAAACTGCTTGGTTTTGGCGTTATACCGGAACTGGTTACCTTCTTTGGTAACAATTTGACCGTCTTTGTACGGCGACGTCATCCGACCACGGCGATTAACCGTCGGCTTGGGGGGTTTGGGTGCCGGAGGGCCGTAGCTAGCCTTGTAACGCTTCAGGGCTGCCTCATATTTGGCTTGACCCATCATGCCATTAGGAAAATCGCTTCTCTTCGGTGCTGCTTTTGCCATTGTTAGTTAATATGTGAAAGAATGAGTTGTTCGCGTTGGGGATGATGACCGAAAGTTTGTCTCATCCAAGTTTGCCAGTTGTTACTTCCTTTTTCCTGATTACATTTAACACAGGCGGGCACAAGGTTACTTGTGATATCTTCGCCGCCATAAGTTCTGGGGTGAACATGGTCGAGTGTAAGTTCATGTGCTTCATAATGTTCTCCACAATAAACGCATTGACAATCAAAATGCTCTTTGATACTGCGCCTCCAAAGGCGCTTAGCTTCAGAGGATGTCATGGTTATTAGGTTGTAAATGTAGTGATCAGGGGTGGGAAGTAGCGGTGTCATGTGTAACGAGGGTTGTTGCCGTGTCCATTTGCTTGTCGATTACGTTTTCTATTGACAATTTTTAATTTGCCATTAGCTGTGTGACCGAGGTCGCGTGGATCTCCTTTTAATCCTCGTTTTTTACGCTCAGCGTTGAGTTTTGCCCTGCGTTCTTTTTCTTCTGGACGCCGATTGATCGCAGCTTGACGCTGGATTTGCTTACGCTTAGCTTCGGGGTTACGGTCCAGGTATAGTTGCGTCTTACCTTTTCCCATAAAGTCTAGTTTGTACAAGTTCAGGGTCAATTTCTGGCATAATCCCAGCAAGTTTCGACAACGGGCTGCCTTCCATAGCGACACCACTGATGTCGTTGGTCTTTAGCCAGTCACAAGCGGCTTTAAGGTCTTGCGTAGTAGCTTCGCCAGTCTTAATACGCTTGAGAAACTCTTTGGTAATTAGGCTGTGCAACTCATTAAACTGATCTTCAGTTGCTTTTTTCTTCATTTGTCAATGAGACAATAGGTACAATGTCGTGACACAGCACTTCTACACGGCTACCAGGTCTAAAAGTAAACCCAGATTTCATTAACTCTGCACATTTAAGTGCCCTAACTATTTCGTAGTCAAGACGCATCTTTTCTTCGTGACGTTTTGCTATTTGCTTGCACTGTTCAATCATCCCACCGTCAAGCGGTACGGAAAAGTTGAGCTGTGCACCATAGTTATTGTTACGA